ACACCTGTAAGAGAGATACTTACCGATTGCGATTACAAAAATGTCAAAGAACTAAATTATAAACAATTGAAAATCAGCTGGGACTAAGTGCCCAGCAGTGTAATAAACGGGCGATTTCGCATTTTTCTTACCTGACTCAAACTGTAGTAAACCTTTTTGCTGTAATCTGTTCCTGACTTCAATTACGGTTGGTTCTGATATACCGGTTGCGAGGACGATTCGTCTGTTGGGACACTCAAACGGATTCTCCCAACCCCGACTATTGCACTCGTTCAAAAGGAAGAAGTACAAATAAACTTCGTTCGAGGAAAATGCTACACTCTGATGTGTCTTCCAAAATTGGTTTACGTAATCTATATAAGTCATTGTAGGTAAGAATTTACTTCGTTTATGAACTCCTGTAGTGAATGGCAGATAACATACTTGTTTTGGTATCTTTCTGCTTCTGTCTGCCACGTTCGTTGGTGCTCGCTCTGTGTACCCTTCGGTGTCTTCATCTCTATACAGAGGGAAGCCCATCCCTTTTTGGGTATGAGCAAAATCAAGTCTGCTACACCTCTCACTGCTCCTTCATACTTCATCCGTGCTCCTGTCTTGGCATCACGTTTGCCACCGTTGGGCACTGCAAAAAGCATACGAGCCAGTTTGGGATATTGTAACCGGAACCATACCAAACAATCATGTTGTATTTGGCTTTCTGATAATGGTGTTGTCTGTTTCCTCATATTCTTCCGTTGAATAGGTTCATTGCCATATCTACCACATTCTCCTTAACCACATCATCCGTCCCTGTCACTCCGTTGGCTATTCCTTTTTTGGTCTGAATGACATCATACATATATTTGTCGATAGTATCCTTTCCAAGATAGTAGTAACAGTTTACGTTGTTCTTCTGTCCGTTCCGATGTGCTCGGTCTTCTGCCTGCTCACAATCGGAGAAAGTCCATGGGAACTCGATAAACGCCACACGGCTGGAAGCTGTCAATGTAAGACCTGTACCTCCTGATTTGTAGTTAAGGATGATCAGCTTGCAAGAAGGGTCGTTTTGGAAGCGGTCTACCGCTGTCTGTTTTTGAGTAGCATTGTCTTCGCCTGTAACGGTGACAGCTTCAGGGAATATCTTCTTTAATTCCTGTACTACTTCTTTCAGGTAAGCAAAGACTATCAGTTTCTCACCTCCGTCAATCACGTCATGGATGAATTCGGAAAAGACTTTGATTTTTCCCCTGGCTGATATGGCTTTCAATATTCCCATTTTCACCATTACCTCGCCTCTTAATGCCTTGGCCACCTTTTCATCGTCCGCATTCTTGTAAGTTCGGAGATACTGTATCAGGTCGGCTTCCGCTTTGTCGTATTCTTTGCGATTGGATATGTCCACCTCTATATATTGGCGTGACTTGTCCGGCAACTGAGTGAGTACCTTGGCCTTTTCGCGCCGGAAGAAGCAGGTCGATGATAACCTCCAGTTCAGTTCTTTCACATTGCTTGACTGTTTAGGTCCATCGCAGAACCTCTCTACGAAATACTTGTATCCTCCGAAATCCTCTAATCGTCCCATTATCTTGAGTTGTTGTATAAGGTCTGTATTGTTGTTCACTACTGGGGTTCCCGTCAGTTCCAAGATATATTCTTTGCCTTTACATATTCCTTCTATGAACTTGGATTGCTGGGTCTTGGTGGATTTGCACTTGTGTGATTCGTCAATGACTACGGATTTGAATAACGATATTCGCGGGTCAAACTCAATGGATTTCATGGTAAACCGTGCATCCTCCTTTACTTTAAGTACAAAAAACTTTTTCAATGATTCATAATTTGTTATGAATATGTTGCAGCATTTAGTCTCAAAGAAACGGTGCCAGCTGGCTTTATTGCGATCATCCAGAATCATGGCATTTTTTCCGGCAAATTTCTTAAATTCACGTTGCCAGTTTATTTTCAATGCGGCCGGACAAATGACAAGGCACGGATACGCTTTTGCTATCGTAACCGTGCCTATTGCCTGTAATGTCTTTCCCAGTCCCGGTTGGTCCCCGAATATGCACCGCTTGTGCTGTAGCGCATAAGCGATGCCTTCTTTCTGATATTCGTACGGTTCCAACAGCAATTCGTGTGGAACCGTAAGTTTTGGAAGGTCGGGAATAGTATAGTCATTATACTCTCTTGTTGTCACTTTGTGCTGTACCCGGCTGCATATCCTTGTCTGTACCGCCCAATCTGCCATCATCCTCACGTATTCCTTATCTTGTAGAGATACCTTCCAAGCTTTTTCGTCAGCGATATAGGCTGCCCGGATATTCTGTTTTACACTTGGAATCCGTTTGACTAGCTCCACTAATCTTGGATGGTATGGGAAGGCTAGTTTGAAGCAGTTGGGGGTAGTAGTTACGCAAAATGGGGACGGCGGTATCATGATGCAAGTTGTTTGACTTTACGTGGTTTACGTGATTTAATTTTCTTTCCGTTCATTATTATGTCAACCCCTGCATCATTCATAGCCTGCTGGAATTCCGCAACCTCTTGATTGAAGTCTGTACCGGCTTCTGGAATGGCGTCCGGTTGTACGTCTGCGTTCGCCGTGTCTTCCTCAAACGGAAGTTCCTGTTGTACAATTCGCCATTTTTTGTTGAACAGATACTCTTTGACTTCGAACTCACAGGATTGGATTTCCTGTTCCAGCTCGAAGGCATTGATATACGATTCATTCTCATTATTGAACATGGTGAACGGAGCGCATAGGTTCAGAACTTTTCCTGTTTTGAGAAAACGTTTGGCTACCAGAGTAACCCCTTCATTATCTCCATCTCCGCCAATGGAATATCCTGTAACGTCAAGCACCTGTCCTATGATATCAGGCACTTCATCTACTGATTCTATACCGTCCACTTCTTTCTGTTCTGTAAGCAAAGCGGCGTGGGGATTCAGCTTGCTGAACGCATTGATAAGGTCTGATGTTACCAGGTTCTTGCCTTCTACGGTGGTTGTACCATTCTCATCCTTGTAGGTGGCCACCAAGGTACTGTCCTTGGTGATTTTAGCTTTTATGATCTTCATTATCTTCTATATTTATATTCGTTGACAAATTCGTTATAATAACGGTCTTCCGGAAGGGGAAGTGTTATTCCCAGTTCCGTGGCTGCATCTGCTTTGACCTTATTCAAAAAGTCCGTCATTTGCAGTGTGTTCAGTTTCGATGTGCTTCCGGCTATGACCGTTTCTTTTCCTTTGATAATGGTTGTCCTTCGTAGATATAGGTTGCAGTAATAATCGTGTACGTCCTGTTTGTCCGTTCCTGTTTCCTGTTCGATACAGGTAAACCAAAGCCACATCAGGGCGTTTTGACTTAATGTGCGCGGCTCTGTGTAACGTTCGATAATTAACCTGTAACGACCGTTACGGAGCTGCGAGCACATGAAATCAAAGGACTTGTTCAGTGTTACCACACCTTTTTCTTTTATAAGGATAGCTTCTTGTGCCATTATTCCAGTCCGAAAATCTTCTTGTCCGTGATAGATTCTCTATTAGCTTCCAAAAACTCTATGAAATGTTCTACGTGTGCCGTGAGCAGTTTCACTGTCTGTTCGTGATTGTAAGTATAATATTCCGGATATTGCGTACCACTGATAAGCGGTGTGCGGCTGGTACCGCCTTTCAGCGCATAAGCCGTAAACTCAAATGCCTTTATGTTTTCCATCTGACCGGAAGCAATTAGGCAATAAGGGTAGACATGGCGCTGCCACCCGTGGGCGTATTTGCCGAACTCGTATTTAGATGTGGATTTTATGTCATAAACAACATCCTTTCGGAGTTCGTCGATAAATCCGTATAACTCCACATTTCCGTACTGGGTAGGAAGAATGGCGGATACATAGACCTGACTTAATGAGCCTTTGAAATACTCTGCCTGTTCTATACACCATTGTCTGTCGAAAAGGAAATGCCGTGCAGGTGCGATATCCGTTGCGGGGAAAGCTACTTGTATAGTATTGGTTTCCTTATCGCCAATGATGGAGTAGGGGGAACGCTCTGTCGGCACGTGATTTTCGCAATGGACATAGCAGTCAATGATAGCATTGAAGGCTGTTCCCTTGTCGGCTGCTTCACTCTCAAACGGTACACGGTTGATAGCATCCAGAAGGTCTTGTTTCAGGCTCTCTTCGATTTCTTTCGGAGAGCGTTTATACTCTCCGGTTTCATTATCAATGTTCCAGAAGTTTTCCACTTCTTCATCAGCTCTCAGATACTTGTCGAATTTGTCAAGTAATGAGGGATAGATTCTATAACTAGGCTGCTTCATATATTTTTTTTACTTTGTCGAATTTCAACCCTAATTCCTTGCATCTTTTATTCAGTAGCATACCTGCTTGTAATTTGCTGTCGAAGATATGCTGCAGGCTCTCCAGTGATTGTTTCACTTCGTTGGCCGTGTCCGCATCCGCTACCATGGCTATCTGTTCCTTGATAACTTCCATAAGACCTTCATATTCGGAGGACAGTTCTGCCTGTTTTTCCTGATAGGTCTGATAAGTGTTTACAATCTTTGTCATAAAGTCGTTCGGCCCGGTGATTGTACCTTCTGCATTAATGATAACTGGTAGCTTTATGCGTGCCGGAAGATTGCAGGTATTCTTACCGTAGAATTTCTCGCACGGATCAAAAGAGATGGTTCTGTCCTTACCTATGGCTTCCATATAGCCTACAAGATCAAGCTCTTTAATCAGGTCACCGGCAGAAGAACCTCCGATTTCCGGGCGTATCTGTTTGTCCTCTCCGTTCTTTTCCTCGCGTTCATGGGCTACGAATATTACTGATTTACCCATTAGTGTGACTTGGTTTACGAAGTTGATGAACATATTCTTTCGTACTCCATATCCTTGCAGGGACAGTGTGCCATCCGCTTTCTTCATTTTGGGATTGTTTTTCATTATATATTTATCCATGAAGGATAACATTTTTCCTGCCGTATCAATAACGATGGTCTTGTATTCGGCAATTTCTCCGCTCGTAAGAACTTCATCCACCTCTTCCCATTTGGAAATTTGTACGGTGTCTACACGGTGGGCTGCATTCACACGGTGAACGCCACCGTCAAAGTCCAGGAGTAGTGGCTGGGGAGAGCTTAACGCCAGTGTGGTCTTTCCCATACCAGGTTGTCCGTAGATTAATGCCGACAGGGCATTCTTAACTGTCAGTTCGTTAGGTTTTTTGATAAGTCCCATAATCAATAATTTTTAGTGGTTAATAAATGAGTTAAAAAAAATAGTTCCCGGATAGTCGGCCAGGACACACCGGGATAAATAAGGATATAGAATATAACATATAAAGAGGGCTCTCACCTCACGCTGTCCTTTCCAGCGGCTTTGGGTTAAATTATTATCTAACAAATTGCTCTCTGCTTCACTGCCTTGAAGTCTCTAACATGGCTACGTTTAAAGGGTGTACGGCTCCCTCTCTTTGGGTGTGGGTAATACAGGATTCGAACCTGTATCTGTATTCCTCCTGAAAACAATCACAAACCGTCTGAACGTAAAGAAAAAAGTGAATACCGCTTTTCCATTAAGCTAATTACCCGTGTGGCTTATGCCACTTTCTTTTTTAATTTTCTAGGCTTCCTTGGCATTTTGACCTGTGCATAACGCAGGACATCACTGGCATTGCAGAACCATTTCCCGTTTTGTGCGCATGTAGGCTTGTCGGAACGTATTTTGTTTTCTTCGATCAGTCTGATAAGCCTTCCTATGCCTCCAACTATTTTGGCCGCTTCTCTTTTACCGAATGTATGAGTGTCCATGATGGCTAGGATGTCTGCTAGCCGTGCTTCTGCCGTTCCATCAAATAAGATGGATGTCCGTAGTTGGTTGTTAACTGTATAGTTCATAATCTGAATCTGTTTTTGTTCGTCTTGTTCTTGATACTTGGGTGGTTCTTGTCTTTGCTCTGCTGCATTGTCTCATGTCGGGATGAAAATCCAATGCGGCAATGACAAGGAACAGGATGGAGAAGAATAGCTCAAGCCCGTGTTTACGTATCTCTTTTATATCGAAGTTGATCTTCATGCGCTCACAGAACATGTATAATACAAGCTCGGTATCTTTGGAAATACCCAGCTTTTTGTATATATCCCGCTTCTGTGCTTTGATGGTCCATTCCGAGCGTTGCAGACTGTCGGCTACTTCCTTGTCGGCCAAACCCTTGCAATATTGTTCGGCGACAAGATGCTCGCGCTCTGATAGCGTAATCATGACACACGCTGGATTTTGAACTCTCCGCGCTTGCGGTCAACCTCTCCTGTTCGTTTCCAATCGGCATTTTCTACACACATCTCCAATCTTAGTCTGGAAATGGTTGTGTTGACGGAAGATATCGCACGCACAGGGAACACAACGATATCACCTACCTTCATCGCTCTCAATGTGGCCGCCCAATTTTCTGTTACTTTTACCATATTACTTCAATTTAGCGAGTTTAACAATGTTGTCTAGAGCATTAATGCTGCTTTCGTGTCGTGCCTGTAGGCGGGTGAACGAATCGAACCACATGTCGCTCTGTTCCTTGACTTCTTTAAGGTCTTGTTCCAGTTCTTGTACACGTCTTACAAGGTCTTCGTGTGTCATGCTTTGTAATTCTTCTACTGTTGTCATAGCTTTATTTTTTTTGATTTTCAATATTGTCAAGTTCGTTGCTTATCACTAGTAATGTGGCGGTGAATGATGCTGCCGCCACCCAAAACCATGCGTCCATGTTCTGCATGGTAAGAAGGAGCACTAGAAAGGATGCTCCACAGATGGAAATCATTGTTTTCATTTATAAGTATATAGATCTTGCAAAATCATTCTTTGCTATTTTATCATACCAATAATCCTCTTCATTTTCATCATAGGATTGGGGCTCTATTGTCACGTTCCTTTTAATCTTGTCTTTGTGACTTATTACATCATCCAGTGCTCTAATTGCTTTCCTCAACATTTCCGCATTGGATATCCTTCTACGCTTCATGAGTTTCATTAGATAGTACATCTCTCTTTCACCTTTGATCTCAACTAATAATGCCCTGTTGTTAGGATTTGCCGTAAAAGGATATGCTGGCTGTTTTATCAGTCTATAAAGGCTGAACACTTTTCCTATCATGGAGTCGTCCAAAGCTCTTTCTTTTTTCGAAACACAAGACGCTCTCAGCGTAATCCTTATCAAATCACATACATTCATACCGTTTTGGATCGCGTAACTATTTATCATTTGGTATATTTCTTCCGGGATAACAGTTTGTAACCTAACGGCTCTGTCATACTTTGCTTTTGGATTTTTCATATATGCTATCCTTTTGCACATTCTGTCCAACAGTCTGTCAGGAGCATTATAGAAAGCTGTAACTGCATGGTAATATATTTCGTTTCTGAACCGATAACCACTCTTGCTCATGTTGAGGGCAACGGCGTTTTTCAAGTCTACAGGTATTGCCCCGATAGAATAATATACATACTTATTAGGGGTATTGTATTCTTTACCATATTTCCAGACTTTCATTGCAATACTTTCACAAGGTTTTCCGCATATATGAGCGATGTAATTAGATAATAGGTAGCACATTATTTCAACTCTGTAGGCTTTGTTACGGTATAAAGAGAATTTTAACATGATTTTTTCTCTTTCTTCTTTTGTCATGTAAAGAGTCAGACATGAAATTTGATTTTCCTTTCCGCCCTTCCAGCCTTTCGGCATTATCGAAAGGTTGATTTCTTTGTTTAATCTAATTAGGTTTCTCATAAGTAGATATTATTAGTTTGTGCCCCGATAACCTCTCTCTGGTCTTCCCACCGGAGTTGTCAGCTACTGTTCTTCACTGCATAACCGTTCGGGGCATGATCGCCCTTACTTCGCCCGGCTGCTTGCATCGACCTTGTTACAGGCTGCTTGCTTCGACCGTTAGTTCTCGCGTCCTCTATGCTGGGATTGAGGGTAAGCGCCAGTATCGCTTTCTGGAACGGATTGCTAAGGGCAATCACTCCATGTAGTTCCTGCCATACCTTTTACGGATTGTTTCCGGTATCGAGACCGGACAGGATAATCCTGATTAATGTCCTTATTAATCTCCGCAGTACTGGGAGCCTAAATATCCACGGCTGTTGGAGTTGTAGCAGTCTGACCATTCGGCTTTGAAAGTGACTTTTTCTGCTTTGACCGGAGTGAACACTTTGTTGTTTCTTTCTTCCTGTTGTCTTGCCAGCTCTTCCTGCATTGTAACATTCAGTTTTGCCAGTTTCCATGTTGATTTCAGAACTTCACCGAAGGTCTTGCCTTGTTTCTTGCCTACATACTTGTAAGTTCTGTGGGCATCTCTCATAATCTGTCGTAAATCGAATCTTTTCATTGTCTTACCTCTTTTTAGTTAGTCAATATTTTTGCACTTCCGAACTATTTTTCGTTCCTTTGTGCTGTTGTTTATTGTTTGATGTTGCAAAGATACTAACATCACTGATATATCAATGATATTAGCCTATAAATATCACTGATATTAACTTTAATTATCATTATAGGCTTAATATATTAGTGATATGTACGATTTGAAAGGATTTAGACAGGCTTTTAATCTTACTCAAAAGCAATTGGCAGAGATTCTAAAATGTCAGCAGTCAAATATCTCTGGAATGGAAAAGACTATGAGAGACTTAGAACCGATACAAAAAAAAAGGCTGGAAGAAGCATACGGTTCTGAGTCCGTGGCTAAATTTGTTGTATCTTCTTTTTTGGAAAGTACGATAAATGATAGTCGAAACAAAGGGGATATGGGAGGCTACACCACATATCTTCTTCCCATGTCAGCTATGGGAGGAACACTTACGGGTTTTGCGGCTCCAGGCGCAATGCTCCAAAATTGTGAGGCTATAATTTCACCCATTGAAGATGTAGACTTTGCCATTACAGTATATGGAGATAGCATGGCACCTGAATACCCCTCAGGTTCCCGTATTTTGATAAAGAAGATAAACCCCAATATCTTTATAGACTGGGGTAAAACATACGTTTTGGATACTGCAAATGGGGTTATAGTAAAGGAACTCCATGAATGCAAGGGTAAGGAAGGTTATGTGAAATGCCATTCGGTAAACCCGGATCCGAAATTCTCGGACTTTGACGTTCCTTTGTCAGAGGTGTACGGCGTGTATCGAGTACTTATGTGTATGTCGGCAAAATAACAAGTGAAAGCAATCTGTATAATAAACTTTTAATATAAAATACTATGGATTTTAAAGATGCAATTAAACAACTCGCAGACAGAGTTGGAAAATTAAAAGATAACATTCAAACAGAAGAAGCAACAAAGAACGCTTTTATCATGCCTTTTATAAATGCTTTGGGATATGATGTCTTTAACCCGTTGGAAGTATTGCCAGAAATGACTTGTGATATTGGTACAAAAAAGGGAGAAAAGATTGATTATGCCATAATGAAGGACGATCAGCCTATCTTGCTTATTGAATGTAAACACTGGAAGCAGGATTTGAATCTTCACGACAATCAACTATTGCGTTATTTCAATGTTTCAAAGGCTAAGTTTGGATTATTGACTAATGGTATTATTTATCGTTTTTATACAGATTTGAAAGAACCCAATATAATGGATGATAAACCATTCTTGGAAGTGGACATAACGGATTTGAGGGATAATCAAATTGAAGAGTTGAAGAAATTTCATAAATCGTACTTTGACGTAGACAATATACTAAACTCAGCCAGTGAATTAAAGTATATGGGAGAATTGAAGGCTATCATTCAGGAGGAATTTTCCTCACCGAGCACTGATTTTGTGAAAATGTTTGCGACTAAAGTATATGAAGGAAGAATGTTGCAAAATATAATCGATCAGTTTACCCCTTTGGTAAAACGTGCTATTTCTTCACATATCAATGATATCATTAATGAGCGTTTAAAAGGTGCTTTAACCGTTAGTGATTCAAAAATTGAGTCGGCTCAACCGAAGCAAACTGACACTCCGGCTGAAGAAACTCAAGCAGAAAATCAACCAGAATCAAAAGTCGTTACTACAGAAGAAGAACTTGATGCTTATCGTATCGTTAAGGCAATCTGTCGGAAAAAAGTGGATATATCCCGTATAGTATATCGTGATGCTCAAACATACTTTAGCGTTTTGCTTGATGACAACAATAGAAAGCCTATTTGTCGTATGTATTTCAATACAGCTACAAAATATGTGGCTACCATTGATGAAAATAAGAAAGATGTGAAACATGTTATTGAAAGCCTTGATGATATTTATAACTATGAGGATGAATTCTTTAAGGCGATCGATATGTACGAACATAAGGAATAGGATAAAAGTTCTAGAAGATTAATTAAAGATAATTGCAGCATTAGCAAATGTATTGTTAGTGCTGCAATGTGAATATTGGAGTTTTATTATATATGGTTCAAAGCATATATGACTGTTCGTGTCAGTGGAAAAATCAAAAACACTGTAGGCTTTCCCCTTCATGCAAAGGGTGGGGATGTCGGTTTTTGACTACACCTATCGAAGAGATCCCAGCTACAATCCAGGAGAAAGCAAAGCTCTTTTCCAGAGTGTATCGGGAAGCGAAGCAAAAGGGAGTGCTGGAATGCCCGCACTACCGATCAATTTTCATAGATGAGGTGCTGGCCAATTTGCCGAAGGGTGAAGTGTGTTAAATAAATGGTTTATGTTATTGTTTATTGTTTGATTTTCGTATATTTGCAATAAATCTTAATTTGAATGGGAAGTTGGAGTGAACAACAGGAAGTAAAGAAAGAAGTCAAGGAAAAGGACAAGGTAAGACGGGAAAAACTTGCCGGGTTGTTTTTTGATTTAGCAAAACTTTCATTTGCCGGACTTGTTGTAGGTGGAATAGTTTCCATGAAGCCTGATGTAGATATAACTCTTGACATATACAGGGTTATTATAGGTGGAATCTCTACCATCATTTTTATTAGAATAGGAAATACAATTTTAAAATAAAGTGGATTATGGACATGTTAAGTTTAGTATATACAATAAGTGCTGTTGTAGGTGGTGGATTTTTGGTGTGGCTTAACACAAAATCCGGGAAAAAATGGCTCGCAAATCTATAG